GGCGGCCCGCGCCTTCGTGGAGCACCACGACAACGGCCAGGCCGGCCAGCCGGGCTTCCCGAGGACGTACGGCGAGGTCGACGTCTGGCAGGCCGAGTGGGACCGGCGCTACGAGGCGCTGCGGGCGCTGGTCAGCGACGGGGATGTCCGATGACGCTCGACGACCTGCTCTTGGCGGCAATCGCGCTGACGGTGCTGCTCGCCATCTGGCGCATGGCGGATCCGGGCTAGAGCTTGAGCGCGCAGACCGCCGCGATCAGCAGCGCGGCCGGCACGTCGATCAGCCGAAGGACGGTCAGGATGATGACGGCGACCAGCACGAACACGGACACGACGGTGCCAACGGTGAGGCCGGGCCAGGTGAACGTCACAGCATCTGTCCTTTCACGAGCGGCGCGCCGGGCCACACGCGGACGCCATTGTCCGCACGGCCCCATGGGATCAGGAGCACGGGGCGTGCCATTCATCAGGAATCTCTATCGAAGATGTCTGATCTATAGACGGGACATGGTAGGATAGTCTCGCAATGAGCGAGCAGTCGTTCCCCGTCATCCAGTCCGAGCACGAGCAGTTGGCTCGCTGGCTCGACATGCGTTTGACCCAACAGGAGGCAGTCATCATGGCGACCAAGGCCGAGATCGAGCAGGCATTCGCGGACCAGAACGCCGCGCTGAACGACTACTTCGGGGACGTCACCGCGAAGCTCGCCGATCTCCAGGCGAAGCTCGACGCGGCGCTGGCCAACGACTCGGCCGATGCCGCCGCGCTCGCCGAGATGAAGGCGCTCACCGACGACGTGGTCACCAAGACCAACGCCGTGACGGACGCGATCCGACAAGCGGACCTGCCTATCGACCGGCCGGGCGCCCCGTAGCCACACGACGCGCCGTGAACGACCCGACGACCCTCAACCCGGCCCAGCAGGCGGATCAGGTGACCGCCTACGCCTTGGTGCCTGCGTGCGTGCGCTGCGGCCACCAGGGCTTCAGCCGGCGCCGGGACGGCGTGTTCCGCTGCGATGGCTGCGTTCGGGTCGTGGCGACGGTGGAGTACGCGCCACGGCTGCTCACGCGGACGCCGCTGGCGGCGGCAAGGACGTAGGCTGATGCGCACGAATCCCCGCCGTCGCAACCCTGAGCGCCGCCGCATCGACCAGCAGGCCGCCGAGGCTGCCCGTGCGCTCGCCGAGCGCCGAGACGCCGTAGGGCGTAACCGGGACTCTGGTAGCAGTGTCAGAGCAGAGTAGCGGCGACCGGACGCGAGGGCTGATCCCGTTCAAGCCGGGCCAGTCGGGCAACCCGTCCGGCCGTCGCAAGCACAAGCCGTTCACGGACGCCATCCTGGCGGCGCTGGCCAAGCCCAGCCGCAAGAAGGGCTGTGCCACCCAGCTCGACGCGGTGATCGCGAACCTCGTCAGGATCATGGCCAACGGCAGGGGCAAGGAGGCCGTGGAGGCGTTCAAGCTCGTGATGGCCTACACGGACGGCCTGCCGGTCCAGACCGTCGAGGTCGACGTCTATGACGCGGCGCGGCGCGAGGCCGAGGCGCGTGGGCTCGATCCCGAGAAGGTCGTCAGCATCCTGCAGGGATTACGTGACCGGAGGGCCGTCTAAGTGCCCGGCCTGGCCGTCCTGGACCCGCTCGACGCCGTCGACCTGGCGGAGGCGATCGCGCAGGTCGAGGCGGAAGCACGACGCGTCTGGGAGCCGATGCCGCATCAGATCCCGCCGACCGGCGACGGATGGCAGGTCTGGATGCTGGAGGGCGGGCGCGGGTCCGGCAAGACGGACGGCGCCGCGCACTATCTCGACGAGCACGTGAACGGGCCGCCCTGCATCAGCGGCTATCCCGGCGGCCATCGGCCTGCCATCATCGCGCCGACGCTCGGCGACGCGCTGGAGGCGTGCGTCAATGGGCCGTCCGGGCTAAGGGCTCACAATCGCGCGATCCGTCTCGTGCAGGGCGTCGGCGGCACCCACGTGCGCTGGCCGAACGGCGTCGAGGGCAAGCTGTTCGGCGCCTTCACCCCCGAGGATGTGGAGCGGCTGCGGGCTGGGGGGAACCGCTGCATCGTCTGGGCCGAGGAGTTGGCGGCCTGGGTGCGCCTCGCCGAGTGCTGGGACCAGATGCAGTTCGGCCTGCGTCTCGGCCCGCGTCCGCACGTGGTCGTCTCCACCACGCCGAAGCCGAGACGGAAGTACATCGAGATCCGCTCGGACGCGGGGACGGTCAGGACGGGTGCCTCGACCTATGCGAATCCGCACCTTGCGGAGGTCGCGCTCGACAAGTACCGCAAGGCGTACGAGGGCACCCGTCTGGGCCGGCAGGAGCTCAACGCCGAGATCCTGACCGACGTGCCAGGCGCCCTCTGGACCTGGGGCATGCTGGAGGGGCGGCGTGAGGCGCCTGACCTCGCGCGCTGCGTCGTCGGCGTGGACCCCAGTGGCGGCAAGGACCCGGAGAACGACGAGCAGGGCATCATCGTCGGCGGCAAGGGCATCGACGGGCACGGCTACATTGTGGCCGACCGCTCCTGCAAGCTCTCGCCGGACGGCTGGGGCAGACGGGCCGTCCAGGCGTACATCGACTTTCAGGCCGACGCCATCGTGGTCGAGCGCAACTTCGGCGGCGACATGGCCGAGGCGGTCGTCAAGGCTGCTGCCGCCGCGATGGGCGTCACCGTCAAGGTCGTCATGGTGACGGCCTCTAGAGGCAAGGCGCTCCGGGCCCAGCCGGTGGCGGCGCTCTACGAGCAGGGCAAGGTCCACCACACCGAGGTCTTCGAGGCGCTCGAAGAGCAGATGACCACCTGGACGCCGGAGAGCGGCTCGTCGCCCGACCGGCTCGACGCCGCCGTGTGGGTGCTGACCGAGACGATGCTCGGCGAGAAGCCCGGCTGGGGGTCGGTGTGATGGCTGCTACACGCCACGGCAAGGTCTTCGCGGTGCTTCGCTACTACCGAGGTACGCCGCAACTGCTCGCGGTCTACGGCGCCCAGGATCGGGCACAGGCGTGGATCGACCACCAGGACGACGTGCCGGGCTACTCGTACGACATTGAGGAGCACGTGCTGGATCAGGATTATCGCGCCGAGGACGACGAGTGAAGCCCACGCCGCCGCGTCAGCCGGATTGTCGCCTCTCGAACCTCGTGCTCGAAGGTGGGACCCAACGGTGCTACCGCCCGAAGGAGCACCAGGGGCAGTGCGGCGAGCCGCTCGATCAGCGCGAGGAGGAGGACCGGATCCTCTACGGCCGGTGCGGCGGGCCGCCCTGCGTGACCGGGATTCTCTACGATCGGAGGCCGCCACGGTGAACGTCATCACCCGGGCCCTGGCGTCGTTCAAGGCCATGACCACCATGCGCTTCTCTAGGACGTCGTCCTGGTTCAGCATGCTGCTGGGCTCGACGCAGTTCGACTACCGCGCGGCCGCCGGAGACGGCCGGACCAACGCCGCTGTCATGGCCTGCGTCAGATTTGTCCAAAGGGCGCTCCCCGAGGCGCCGCTCACGGTCTACACGGTCAACCGCGACGGCGAGCTCCAGCCGGCGCCCGATCATGCGCTCCAGCAACGGCTCGACCGACCCAATCCGTACTACAGTGGGTTGCACCTCGTCGGGGCCCTGGCGGCCGACTTGATGCTGAACGGCAACGCCTACGTCGTCAAGCGCCGGACCGGCGATCGGCGCGTCGGCGAGCTGTGGTGGGTGCCGTCGAGCTTGATCGAGCCGGTCTGGCCCGACGACGGCTCGGCCTTCATCTCCCACTACGACTACCGCGTCGAGGGCGACGTGATCCGCCTCGACCAGGCCGACGTCGTCCACATCCGCCAGGGCTTCGACCCCCAGAACATCCGCAAGGGGCTCTCGGACCTGACGTCGCTCTACCGCGAGATCGCCACGGACAACGAGGCCGCCAACTGGACCGGCGCGCTGCTCCGCAACGGCGCCGTGCCGGGCGTGGTCATCAGCCCCGAGGGCGACGTCAGCCCGTCGCAGGAGGACCTCGAGAAGGTCAAGGACGACTTCGCCCAGCGCTTCGGCGGCGACCAGCGCGGCAAGCCGCTGGTGATGCGCGGGCCGACCAAGGTCCAGGTCCTCTCGTTCAACCCGAGCGAGATGAACCTCTCGGCGATCCGCGCCATCCCCGAGGAGCGGATCACGGCCGTCTTCGGCATCCCGGCCGCCGTGGTCGGGCTCGGCACGGGCCTGGAGAACACCAAGGTCGGCGCCACCATGAGCGAAATGAGGGAACAGGCGTACGAGTCGTGCCTGATCCCGCTCCAGCGCCTGATCGCGGCCGAGCTCCAGATGCAGCTCGTGCCCGACTTCGGCGACCCTGCCCGCCTCAAGGTGCAGTTCGACCTCTCGAACGTGCGGGTCCTGCAGGACGACCAGAATGCGCTGCACGGGCGCGCCCGCGCCGACCTCGGCGCCGGCATGCTGACGTTGAACCAGGCGCTCGCCATGATCGGCGCCGATCCCGTCGAGGGCGAGGCCGGCGACGTCCGCTACGTGCCGAACACCGTCACGGTCAAGACGCTCGACACGCTGATCCCCGAGGCGCCGCCGGCGGAGCTCGATGCGCCCACCCCGCTGCGGGCGCTGCCGGCCGGTGGCGCGGGCGCCCAGGATGGAGCGGCGAGCCGTGGCGGCCCGCCCCCCGCCGTCAAGGCCGCCGCTCCTGCCGACGAGCCGTCGCTGCTCGACCGCTTCGAGGCTGGGCTCTCCCGCCTCGCGGACGACCTGTCGGACGATCTGTTGGACGCCTTCGAGGGGATCGCCGAGACGCTCGCTGGCCGCTACGCCAGCCGCGCGAAGGCGGCGCCGCCGGAGGCCGTGGACGCCCATGAGCCGCTCAAGCGGCTGCTGCGGGGCTACGTCCTCAAGTCGATGCGGCAGGCCGCGGACGACCTCGCGCCTCTCACCGACGGCCCGGTCCGCATCCAGCGCAACAACCCCGAGGTCCGCGCCGCCGTCGCGGACATGGAGGCGCGACTGGCCGGCATGGCCGCGACCACCGACCAGGACTTCACCCGCGTGATCAAGCGCCTGGAGCGCCGCCCCGGCAGCGTCAGCCTCGACGAGGTCCGATCGGCGCTCCTGGAGTACGTCGCGGAGTCGTACCCGTCCCGCGCCGAGATGATCGCCCAGACCGAGCTGGGCTACGCCCATGCGCGGGGCGTGCTCCTGGTGGCCGAGAAGTCGGGCCTGGCGGATCGCGTCCACGTCCACGACGGCGACGGCGACGCGGCGTGTGCCGCCCGCAACGGGACCGTCGTCAGTCTGGAGGACGCGCGCGGCATCGGCCTGCTGCACCCGCACTGCCGGCTGCGGCTGCTCCCGGTGGTGGAGGCCGCGTGATGGCCGCGCAGACGGCAACGCAACCTCGTCCGCATCCGGTGGTCGATCGGCCGCCGACGTGCTGGCGATGCGGTCGGGCGCTGGCCGAGTATGCCGCGCGCCCCTGGTCGATCAAGTGTCGTCGATGTCATGCCGAGAACCGCTCTGATCGATAGAAGAATCCTCTTGCACGTCGATGCTCGATAGGGTATCGTGATAGCAACCGAACAGCGCTGAAGCGGCCCCTCCTGCATCGCGGCCCCAAACGCAGGAGAAGGGGCCGTTTTTCTTGTTCGAGGAAAAGATCCTCAGCCTGGCCGAGGCGAAGCTCGACGGCAACGATCCGGGTCGATTGACCGGCTACGCGTCGGTCTTCGGCGGGGTCGACAGCTACGGCGACACGATCGTCCCCGGTGCCTACACGGCCACCATCCCGAAGTTCCTCAAGGACGGGTTCATCCCGTGGGGGCACGACTGGTCCGGCTACCCGGTTGCCACGCCGGATAGGGCGAAGGAAGACGACCACGGCCTATGGATCGAGGCCGTGTTCCACACCGATGCCGAGTCGCAGCGGGCCCGCCAGATCGTCTCCGAGCGGCTCGAACGCGGCAAGTCGATGGGGCTCTCCATCGGCTACCAGGCCAAGTCGTTCGACTTCACCGAGATGGACGGCCGGCAGGTGCGTCGGCTGACAGAGATCGACCTGATGGAGGTCAGTCTCGTTTCGGTGCCGGCCGACGACGCGGCGCGCGTGTCGTCCGTGAAAGCAAAGCGCCGGCTCTCGCGCCACCAGATCGAGGCCGTCATCACGACGCTGCAGGCGCTGCTGGGCGACGACGAGGCCGAGGATGTCGCCGACGCCATCAACGGCGACGACGGCAAGGCGACGCCGTTCGAGGCCATCCGCGCCTACGCCGAACGCCTGAAGACGGCCGACGACGCGGCGCTGCTGGCCGTTCGTGACCATCTGCCGTCGGTCCTGGCCGACCTCGGCGCCATCCGGGGCGACCTCGAAGCGGTCGCCAAGCGCGCGGCGCAGATCGGCGCCGACGACCCGCGCGAGCTGTTTCGCCGCCTCCAGGGACTGGCTGCGCGAGGCAGCCACCTGGACCACATCGCGACCGGCCAACGGGCCGCACGCTAGGAGGAAGGGATATGCCGTCGTTGGCCGCAGTCCGCGAGGAGCTGGCCGCCAAGCGCCAGTTCGTGCACCGCATCTTCGAGCAGGCCGGGCCTGACCTCGACATGGATCGGGTCGACCTGATCAACGGGACCACCGACGAGAAGGTGGCCGAATACCAGCGCCTCGAAAAGGAGATGTCGGAGCTCGTCAACAAGGAGCGCGACCTCTCGCTGGTGGAGTCCATCGCCCAGAAGAACCAGCTGGCGATGGAGGTCTCCGGTCGGATCGAGGGCGGCATGCGGTTCCCCGCCGCCGGCACCGGAGCGGGTGCGCCGGCCGGCGGCTATCGCCAGGCCCAGAAGTCGCTGCGCGAAGTGCTCAAGGAGCACAAGGGGTATCGCGACTTCCGCGCCGATCAGGTTCGGACGGTCTCGTTCGACCTCCCGGACTTCGACGCCAAGACGCTGATCACGCTCTCGACCGTCTCGCCGCAGAACCTTCGCCAGCCCGGCGTCGTCAACATGGCGCTGGAAGAGCGGACGGTCGCGGACCTGATGATGGAGGGCCAGATCGACCGGGGGATCATCGAATACTACGAGGAGACCACGGTCACCAACGCCGCAGCGCCGACCTCCGAAGGGTCGAGCAAGCCCGAGGCCGCGCTGGCGTGGACGCTGCGCACCGAGACCGCGCGGAAGATCCCGGTCTGGATTCCGGCCACGAAGGAGGCGATGGACGACGTCTCCTGGCTGGAGACGCAGATCAGGAACCGGCTCTCCTTCATGATCCGCCGCACGGAGGAGGACCAGCTCCTGAACGGCGACGGCAACGCCCCCAACCTGCGGGGCATCCTGAACCGCTCCGGCATCCAGACCCAGGCCAAGGGCTCGGACCCGACCCCCGACGCCATCTACAAGGCGATGCAGAAGGTGCGCGGCGCCGGCGGCTCCGGATTCGCGGAGCCGACCGCCGTCGTGCTGCACCCGAACGACTGGACGGACATCAAGCTGTTGCGGACCGCCGATGGCCTGTACATCTGGGGCAACCCGTCCGATGAGGGGCCGGACCGCATCTGGGGCCTGCCGGTCCGCCAGACCACGGCGATGTCCGAGGGCACGGGCCTCGTGGGCGCCTTCCGCCCGTACGCCGAGGTGCTCCGCCGCGAGGGCATCACAATCACGCTCTCGACCGAGCACAGCACCTACTTCATCGACAACAAGGTCGCCATCCTCGCGGAAGAGCGGCTCGCCCTGGCCGTCTATCGCCCCAGTGCTTTCGCGACCGTCACTGGTATCTAGGCGCAGGAACGCAACGCCTGACAAGGAGGCCAACTGTGCCAATCATCGAGGGAGCGATCGGGGCGCCGTACCAGTCGGCCGGCGCCCCCTCGGCCGGCACCAACGAGGTCCAGACGCTGACCATCGGCGGCACGCCGACCGGCGGCACGTTCCAGCTCAAGTTCGAGGGCCGGACCACCGGCGACATCACGTGGTCGTCCACCAACGCCACGCTGCTCGCCAACATGAACACGGCGATGGACGCGGCCTTCGGGGCCAGCTCGATCGTGGCGGCGGCCGGCACGCTGACCAGCGGCATCGGCACCGTCACGCTGACGTTCGGCGCCAACTACGCACGCCGCGACGTCTCGCTGATGACGGTGGCGCAGAACGCCCTGACCGGCACCTCGCCGACCCTGGCGATCGCCGAGACCACGCCCGGCGTCTCCGCCACGGCCCGGGGTGCGCCGAAGGGCGCATTCCTGACCGACACCACCAACGGCATCGCCTACGTGAACACCGGCACGGCCCTCAGTCCCACATGGACGAAAGTGGGCACGCAAACGTGACATTATTGCGACACTAACCGATGCCCTGCCCGATCTGCTCCGGCTGCGACGGTCCGTACCCCGGGCCGGCGCGGTCGGGCATCACGCTCCAGACGGAGGACGCCGTGCGCGCCGACAAGCGCTATTACCTGAACGCCGACCGCTCGCGGGTGGTCGAGGAGGGCCACCCGAGCGCCGCCTACCTGCTGGCGGCCGAGGGCGACGACATCTCCAACGAGGACGTCAAGCGGTACGGCCTCGGCAAGAAGCAGGCGCCCGAGCCCGAGCCGATGGTCGTCCATTCGACCGCCGCCGACGTCCAGACCGAGGACGACGACAAGCCCGAGACCAAGGCCGTCGAGAAGGCGCCCGCCAACAAGGCGCGGTCGGCCAAGGACGCCGAGGACAAGTAGCCCGTGACCGCCGCCTACGTCGACCAGACCGCCGTCGAGACCTACCTTGGTCGCTCCCTGACGGCCGCCGAGGCCGCGCAGTTCAGCACGGTCGCCGATGCCGCCACGGAAGCCATCGATCGCTACACCGGCCGATCCTGGCAGGCGAGCACCGTCACGGCCGAGCTGCACACCGTGCTCGGGCGGACCGTGCGCCTCGACGTGACGCCCGTGAGCGCGATCTCGCTGGTGCGGATGCGCTCGCAGGCCATCGGGGCGTCCTGGACGACGCTGGCGGACGGGACGGGCTACGAGCTGCTGGACGCGGCCGGCGGGCTGCTCGCGCTCTCGGGCGCCTACGACGTCATCGCCTCGGACTCGCCTGGGTACGGCCAGATCCTCGAGGTCACCTACACGGTCGGCGGCGGGGTGCCGGCCCCGATCACGCTGGCCGCCGAGATGCTGGTAGCTGGCTCGCTGGCGAGTGCGCAGGGCGTCTCAAATCAGGCGCAGGGCATCAAGTCGTACAGCGTCGGCGGCGAGCTCTCGGTGACCTACTTCACGTCGACCGAGCTGGGCAACGCCAGCGCCAGCGCGGCGCTCCCCGCCGGGGTTCGTGCGTTGCTCGACGCCTACCGTCGCCCCGTGGTGTTCGCCTGATGGCGCTGCCGCCGGGCTTCGACCAGGTGGCCACGGTGTACGGCCGCGCGGGCGGGACCGGCGCGTACAGCGTCGTGCTCCAGAGCAACCTCGCCTGCCGGCTGGCGCACCTCAACCGCCAGCCGGCCTCGACCGGCCAGGAGCGGCGCGAGCTGGCGGGCATCCGCTTGCTGATGTGGGACCCGGCCTATGTCATGCCGGAGCACGCCCAGATCGCGGTCGACGGCGTGACCACCGACGACGGGGTGACCCAGGCCCGCTGGAACATCTCGGCCGGCACCCTGGCGACCCTGCGCGGCCCGGACGGCTCGGCCATGTACCGCCGCGCAGACGTGGTGCGGGCCATCTGATGGCGACCTTCGGCATCCGCATCACCGGCCTGGTGGAGGCGCTCCGCGCGGTCGACGCCGTGGGCGAGGCCGGCAAGCAGGTCAACGGCCCGATCGCGACGTTCGCGAGCCTGCTGCCGTACGCCTACGGCATCGAGACGGGCCGGCATCGCGGCGGGCGGCTCGCTCGACGGGCCGGCGGCGCCTACATGTTCCGACGCGGGATCGACGAGGTGAAGGCGCAGGCGCCGGCCATCCTCGGCCCGGCCATCCTGAAGGGGCCGGCCTCGGTCGGCCAGGCCAAGCGCAAGCTCCGCGATCTCGGGATCGAGCGCATTCGCTCGTACACGCCGGTCAGGTCCGGCCGGCTGCGCACCTCGGTCCAGGTGCTGGAGAGGCTGGGCTGATGCCGGCCGCGTGGGACACCCCCGCCGCGCTCGCAGGGCTGGCCCAACTGGTCCGGACCATCCCGGGCCAGTTGCTGGTCACGGTCGGCGCGCCGGAGTCGCTGACGTCGAACGTGCAGGCGTACCTCCAGGTCGGGCCGTCCGAGATCATGGCCCGCTCGACCGAGGTCTACCGCGCCGCGACCGACCTGATCGTCACGTTCGGCTATGCCGTTGCCGGCGCCGAGCAGACGGCCGAGGAGGCGCTGGCGGACGCGCTCAACGAGCTCGACCGCCGGGTCCTCCAGAACCGCAAGGGCAGCGTCACCGGCAACACCCTGACCGTGACGGCGATGCTTGACGGGAGCGTCGAGAGCATGGACCCGCCGGCGCCGGTGGCCGGCTTCCCCGACTTCGCGCTCTTCGCCGGCCAGGAGGTCAGGCTGTACCCCCGCGTCGTGCGGGTCTACCAGGAGGAGACGATCTGATGGCCATCGTGGCGCGTTTCAAAGGCCCGCGCGACGCAGACGGGATGGCGCTGGAGTTCCACTACGGCATTCCGGCGACCGACCTCGACGAGGCGGCGTTCGACGCACTGACCGACGAGCAGAAGGCGGTGCTCGCCGCATCGCCGCTCTACGACCTTCGGCGCGACGCACCGAAGGAGGCCGAGCGCGCGGCTGGCCGCGTTGCCAAGGCCGAGGGAGGGGGTGAGTAATGGCCGGCGAGCTGTGGCGATCCACCAGTCAATGGGGGGTTGAAGTCACGCCCGGGACTGCCGTGGCCGCGACGCGCAAAATGTACTTCCGCGAGCCGACGCTGACGATCGAGCGCGGCTCCGGGGTCTACCGCGTGGCGACCGGCACCAGAGACAACGTCCGTGGCATGACCCACGGCCCGACCACGGCCGGCGGCAGCGTGACCCAGATCATGTCGGCGGACGAGATCATCGAGCCGCTGCTGCTCGCGATCAAGGGCGGGGTCACGCCGACGACCCCCGCGATGGCGACGAACACCCGCCTCTGGACGTTCACCCCGGGCGACCTGGACTCGGCCACGATCGAGTGGGACGACGGCGCCCGGCCCTGGCAGGGCGCGGGCTACCGCGTCAACCAGTTGACGATCGCCGGCAGCGCGATGGACGAGAACACCGTCCAGTGCGACCTGTTCGGCACCGACGTCGTCCAGAACGCGCTGACGGGCGCGCTCGCCGACCGCACGCCGACCTTCATCCAGGGCTATCAGACCAGGGTCTATATCGAGGCGTTCGCCGGCACGCCCGGCACGACCGTCGTCAGCGGCTTCCTGCGGAACTGGAACGTCCAGCTCAACAACAACCTGGGCCGCGTCTACACGGCCGACAACACCCTGGCCGCCAACCGGGTCGTCTCGGGCGAGCTCGACGTGACGGCCAAGCTGACGGTGGATGCGAACAGCGCGCAGGCGCTGACCGAGTTCGACAACTGGGCGGCCGGCACCCGCCGCATGATCCGCCTGGAGTTCCAGGACGAGACGGCGTTCATCGAGACGACGTTCCGCAAGTTCGTGACGGTCGACATCCCGGGCGAGTGGACGGCCCAGAACATCGGCAGCAGCGCCGACGGCATCCGCCAGTACGAGCTGGACCTGCAGAGCATCTACCAGTCGACGCTGGCCGCGATGGTCCGGATCCGGGTCCAGAACGCGAGGGCGAGCGCATGGTAGGCGCTGCGACATGAGTATCCGTGTGTACGTCTCGGCCCATCGGATCGGCCAGTGCGTGCAGGGCGTGCCGGCCGATGCCCCGATCACCGTCGAGCGGGACGGCTGCGAGGTCTACGCCCGCGCCGTCCGCATCGACGGGCCGAGCGTGGTCCGCTACGACCCGACCCATCCGAATCCCGCCGGCGCCCGCTGCTGGGTCGAGACGGACGCCGGCGTCACCATCCTGGAGGCACCATGATCGACGAACCGCGCTCGCTCGACGCGTTCGAGCGGGCCATCGTGCAGCAGCAGGCCCGCAACGGCACGGCCGAAGCGTATGCCCCCGAGCCGGCCCGGCTGCGCGGCCCGAGGATGCCGGGCGCCCGCGAGAAGTGGGTGACGCTGCCGCCGCCGTACGGCGACACCGACCCGCCGATGAAGGTGCGGATCTGGGTCAACTACCCGAACCGCTTCGCCGACGACCTCGTGAACGGCGACGAGGACGCCATCTACGAGGTGCTCAGCAAGATCGTGCTGGAGCACAACGGCTGGCTCGACGAGGACGGCAAGCCGCTGCCGGCGCTGGCCCGTGGCGACGCCGAGGTCATGCGGCGGTTCTGGCAGGCCATCCCGAACGAGTGCGCCCAGGCGATCAGCGGGCTGGTGGGCGTCGAAGCGGGAAAAGTCTCGGCCTCGATCCGGGCGAGGCCGCGTCGCTAGAGACGTACCTCCGTGCAGGCAACAAGGCCGGCCTCACCCTCCCCGCCCGCGTGGTGCGCCTCTGGGAGCGCCGCGCGGTCGCCTCTAGATGGGGCGTGCCGCCGCCCTGGCTCGACGAGATCCCACACGCTGAGGTGCTGCTTGAGCTCCAACTGCTGGGCATCGAAGCTGCTGCCAAAGGGCCGCCGCGCGCCGGGCCAGACGAGGCGTGAGGGATCGACGCTACGCGGGTGGCGGGAACCAGATCAGCTTGACGGCGACGTTCAGCGGGGGCGTCGATGGATCGGGCGGGGGGCTCGCATTGCCCGCCATATATGCCAGCGTCAGGCAATAGGCCCCATCCGTCACGGTCATCGTGTGGGTGAACGGGTCGCCGGTCTTGACCGTGGCGGTGCTGTTCTGGCGGAACCGCGATTCGGGCGCCAGGGTGTAGTACACGGTCTGCTCGGTCGCATCATCCACCGCGACCGACGCCAGCACCGTGCCGGTGTCCAGGTGCATGCAGAGGCCGCTCACGGCACGCGGATACGCGCGGATCGTCACGTCGAGCAAGACCCGGTCGCCGTCTGCATGGGCGACGGCTCGCGGCGCGAGCAGCATCAGCCACAGCGTGACTCCCACGACCAGCGCTCGGCGCATCTCATCCCTCCGCCGCGTTCTAGCACGCCGATGCCGGTTACGCGCGTAACGGCGGCGTACAAGATCGTACGGACGGTGCCTCGTGGCTGACGCCAGGATCGCCGTCGCGATCGTCGGCGACGCCAGCAGCCTCGTCGGGGCGGCCGGCGCGGCCAGGGGCGCCCTGGCCGGCCTGGAAGGCGCCGGGCGTGGCGCGGTCGGCGCGCTGGCCGGCATCGCCGAGGGCGCGATCAAGGCCGGCGTCGCGCTCGGCGCGCTGGGGACGGCGGCGGCGGCCGGCGGGCTGGCCATGGCGGTCAAGACGGCCACCGACTTCGAGAAGGAGCTCTCGGGCATCGCCGCCGTCTCGGGCGCAACCGCCGACCAGATGGGGCGGATCAACGCCGTCGCGCTCCAGCTCGGCAAGGACACGTCGTTCTCGGCGCGCGAAGCGGCGTCCGGCATGGAGGAGATCGTCAAGGCCGGCGTCAGCCTTGAGGACACGCTGAACGGCGCAGCAAGAGCCGCGCTCGACCTGGCGGCAGCCAGCGGCACGGATGTGCCCGAGGCCGCCGCGATCATGTCGAACGCGATGAACACGTTCAAGATCGCCGGCACCGACGCCGCGCACGTCGCGGACGTGTTCACCCAGGCCGCCAACGCCAGCGCCACCGACGTCCACCAGCTCGGCTACGCCCTGGCCTCGGTGGGAGCGGTCGCGGCGACGGTCGGCGTCAACTTCGAGGACACCGCGACCGCGCTGGCGCTGCTGGCCCAGAACGGCCTCAAGGGCTCGGACGCCGGCACCTCGCTCAAGACGATGCTGC